GTCAGTTTTGCATTTAATGCAGGGCTAGGCCGATTGCAGAGTTCCTCAATCCGTACTAAGCACAACCGTGGCGATTTCGGTGGCGCTAGTGATGCTTTTCTGCTATATAGAATGGCAGGTGGTGTAGTCCAAAAAGGGCTAGAAACCCGCCGTAAAGATGAACGCGCAATGTACCTGTCCTAGCTTCAAAATTTGCCTTCCCATAGGTTTCAATGTTATAATTTTTATGAGCGCAAGCTGTACCAGCTGCTAGTCACAACGGAGTTTAAATGTACACGATGCCCTACGACAGCTTGCTGGTAGACGTTCGTCGTTATCTTGAGCGTGGTTTTACTCAAGAAAGCGATCAAATAGTCTTTGACCAGCTCCCGCGCCTTGTAACGCTTGGTGAGCGTCGTATCGCTCGCGAGCTTAAGATTCTCGGCTTTATACGCGCAATAACTACTCCATTGTCTATTGGGGTTGCTGTCTATTTGAAGCCTGACCGCTGGCGTGATACAGTCTCTATGACCGTTGACGGTTCACCTATATTTGCTAGAAGTTACGAATATCTGCGTTCGTATTGGCCTATTGAAACTGAAACAGGCGCTCCTCAATTCTACGCTGATTATGATTATCAGCACTGGCTCATAACTCCTACACCGGCCACGGCACAGACTCTTGAGATTCTGTATTATGAGCAACCTGCGTTCCTAGGTGACGACTTACAGACGAACTGGATGACGGAATACGCTCCTGATCTATTACTTTACGCCACGCTACTAGAGGCAACTCCGTTCCTCAAGAAAGACGAACGTATGCAAACGTGGCAGGCTTTATACGACCGTGCGGCACAGGCTCTCAACGGAGAAGACTTGAAGCGCATTACGGATCGTACATCCAATAGGAGTGAGGCATAATGCCAATTTACACTGACGTTTTCGGCGGCGCAAATATATATCCAAGTGAGATTAGCTATAGTGCTATTGCTCTTTCAGCGGATGTTGTACTCAGCTGGCCAGAAGAGACTTCTGCTTCAAGTAACTTAGCAACGCGTATTATTGACGTTACGGCTTCTGCTGGAAGCCTAAGTATATTCATGCCTGACGCTATGAAAAGCGGCACAGGTAATACCGTCTTGTTTAACAACCAAGGCGCAAACACGTTCATCGTTAAAAACGCTGTCGGCACTCAACTAGCATCTATTGCTGCTGGTACAGTCTGGCAAGTTTATTTGACCAGTAATACGACCGAAGCCGGTTTGTGGGAGACTCTGCAATTTGGAGCAACGGTCTCTCAAGCTAACGCATCTGCGCTTGCAGGTACAGGTATTGTGGCCGTGGGCACATTGTTGTCGCAGTCTGTTCCAATCACCAACTTCAACTCAAACTACACGGCAGGCGTCACTGACCGCGCCAAGATGTTTGTGTGGACAGGCACAGGCGGCGGGACGTTGACACTGCCCTCTGCCCCCACGATGGGCGACAACTGGTTTCTCTGCTTCCGCAATAGCGGTGGTGGCTCAGTCGTTGTTGATCCATCAGGCACTCCCTTAATCAATGGTGCAGCAACCTTGAGCTTCAGTCCAGGCGACTCTGCAATCATTGCCACCGATGGCACGGACTACTTCACAATTGGGTTTGGTCAGTCTGCAACATTTGCCTTTGATTACACCTCAATTGCCGTTGCTGGCACAGGTAACTACACTCTAACCGGGACAGAACTAAACCGGATTGCGTACAATTTTACTGGTGCTTTGACTGGCAACCGAAACATTATTGTTCCTGCAACAGTCCAGCAGTACTGGGTGAGCAATGCCACTACCGGCGCATACACGCTGACTGTAAAAACATCGGCAGGCACAGGCGTGGCCGTTGCAACCGGCGCTAGAGCAATATTTTATTGTGATGGCACGAATGTGGTTGACGCAGATACCAGCACCGTCTCTGTGCCAATTTCAATTGCTGATGGTGGCACAGGGGCTACAACCGCTGGCGGTGCTCGTATCAACTTGGGCGCTACGGCTACTGGTGATGCCATCTTTATTGCAGCAACACAGCAGGCAGCTTGGACCGCCCTAGGCATAGCGCCAGCAGGCGTGGTTGATGGCGGGACTTATTGATGCCAGAATTAACAATAGTCCTGAAGTCCCTGCCCGGTATCAAACGAGATGGTACTAGGTATGATGGCGATTTTTACGTTGACGGGCAGTGGGTCCGGTTTCAGCGCGGCCTGCCGCGAAAAATTGGTGGGTATCGCTCCATCAACAAATACCTGACAGAAATCTCTCGCGGTTTTAATAGTTTTACTCAACAGAGCTTGCAGTATTGCCACTCGGCGGGTTCATCTACTGTTGAGCGTTTTACGATTGACGCAACTAAAAATAGCTCAGTCATCAGCTCTAGAACGCCTGTGGCTGTATCTGCAACAGGCACGGTCACGTTAACTGGTGGCGCTGCTGGATCGGTTGATAGCATCACAGTCAACGGTGTGACGATCACATCAGGCTCTGTTGCATTTACAACCGACTTGCCCACCACTGCAACTGCTGTTGCGGCAAACATCACAGCTTTTACATCTACGCCAAACTACTCTGCTGTAGCGGTTGGCGCGGTCATCACAATTACGGCTTCAACTGCCGGTCAACCTACAAACGGGTTTGTTGTCGTGGCTAACACCACAACGATCACAACCACAGTAACTAACATGGCTGGTGGTCTAAACGCTTTGGTTGTTGATGCTTACAACCAGTGGATGTTCCAAACGGCGTATGACGCATCAACAACTGCTAATTCTTTGATCGCGCATGTAGCTCCCAACTTGCAGTGCGTGTGTAACGATACTGGTGGTCAGATTTTCTATGGCGATGTGCTTGGAACTGCTGCGCTAAAAGAAATCCCATTACCCGCTGGTGCTAATGTTACTGGCGGTATTGTGATGCTTTTCCCCTACCTGTTTTATTTTGGTACGGCTGGAATTGTGGGTTGGTCTGTGCCCGGTAGTTTTACAGATTTAAACGGCTCAGGTTCAGGCATTGCAAGAGTCTGGGGTCAAAAGATCATCAAAGGCATGCCACTGCGTGCAGGATCTGGGTCAGCGCCTGCGGGTATATTTTGGGCGTATGACGCTGTGATTCGCGCAACTTTTACAGGCGGTGCCACCATATTTCAGTTTGACATCATTGCAACAGACACTTCAATCATGTCTCCTGACTGCGTAGTCGATTACGACGGCGTGTTTTTCTGGTGTGGTGTTGACCGGTTCTTGATGTTCAACGGCGTAGTGCGTGAAGTACCTAACCAGCTCAACCTAAACTATTTCTTTGACAACATCAACGAAAGTCAAAGAGCAAAAGTTTTTGCATTCAAAGTCCCTCACTTTGGCGAAATCTGGTGGTGCTACCCAAGAGATGATGCCACAGAATGTACTCATGCCATCATTTATAACGTGCGTGAGAATACTTGGTATGACACAACGCTTCCTGAGTCTGGACGCGCTTCTGGTGGTTATAACAATGGTTTTGCCGCACCATTGCTGACAGACTGCATTCCTACGACAAGTGGTTATCGTGTGTGGATTCATGAGCAAGGCGTTGACGAGATTGAAGGTCAGTTTGCATCGCCTATAGAGTCGTACTTTGAAACAGCAGACTTATCTTCATTGCCACAAGGCAAAAACGAGTATTTGCGGATTACTGAAATTGAGCCTGACTTTGTTCAAAATGGCCCAATGACCGTGCAAGTTACAGGTAGAGCTAACGCTAGAGCGCCTGAAGTTTACAGCAGTATTTTTTCATTCCCTGAGACAGCTACCGAGCCTTACCAGCAAATTGTGATGCTTAAAGAACAGCGACGTGAGTTGCGTGTGCGCTTTGAGTCAAACGCTGTGGGCGGTGATTATCAGATGGGCCAGATTATTGGTTACATAGATTCTGGCGATAAGACGGTGCTTGGATGAGCATACGAATCACCTCACCTACGGGTATGGGATTGCGTGATTGGGCTGACCAGATGTCTCTCGACCTTGACGCTTACGGTTCTTTTGGGCGACTTGACAATGTTGAAGAATGGCAGAACTGGGCAATGCAGTTTTTAAACAATACGACATTAGGACGCAACTTTCCTAATCCGTATGATTTTGATAACTGGCAGGACTGGGCAGAAAGGTTCTGCCAGACTTTGTCATGATGCATTTTATTGGCTTTAACCGAGAGGAAGAAGCCGAAAAATGGGCGCGTAAGCAGATAGGCATTGAACATCCTGTTGGTTTCTTTAGAGCCATATCAGCAGTTGATGAACATGATAAGTTTGCATGCGTAGCGGTTATGACTAATTTTACGTCGCGTAACATAGACATAAATGTAGCCATAAAAGATATAAATGTTGTTTCTCCTAGAGAAGCAGTGCTGATGTTTAATGAGATATTCTCTTATGCGTTTGATACTCTCCGGGCGACTAGGGTTACATCTTTATCTCGCGGCAAGAATGTGAAAGCAAATAAGTTTATTGAACATATTGGTTTTAAACCAGAAGGCGTAATGCGTAGAGCCTTCAAAGACGACGACTTAAACATTTACGGATTTTTAGCTGAAGAGTATTACTCTCACGCTTGGTACAGAGGAAAAAAATGGATAAAAACGCAATTTTAGAAATCGCTCATCGCGACCCTAATTTCTCTAGAGCCGTAGATGAGATGGAAGCTAATCTGTCGCAGATGAACGTCATGCCTGAAGACATTCAGCAGATGATTGGCATGCTTGAGGCCGTGCTGCAAGACCCTTCAAAATATGCTGAAGTGCGTCAGGCGGCGATTGCGGACGGAATGCTTGATGAAAATCAAGCTCCCGAGCAATTTGACCCAGCCTTTGTTGCCTCAGTACTCGCGGCTCTCTACGAGTTGCTCGACCGTATGCAAGGTGCTCCCCAAGGAATGCCGCAGGGTATGCCGCAAGGGGCTATGCAAGAAGGTTTTGCGCAGGGCGGTCTGGCTCAAGCTGCTCGGCAACTTCAAGCTGCGGGTCGCGGCGGTGACAGCATGCTGGCGCATATCAACCCTCGGGAAGCCGAGGTGCTGCGTCGCATGGGTGGCTCAGGCACTGTTAACCCGAACACCGGACTACGTGAATATAAAAGCGGTAAAGGTCTACTCGGCGCAATTCTACCTATCGTTTTAAACTTCATCGTACCTGGCGCTGGAGCGTTACTAGGTAGTGCTCTCGGTGCTTCGGCCACGTTTGCACCTATTTTAGGTGGAGCGTTGATTGGTGGTGCTTCCTCAGCTTTGACTGGTGGGGACCCGCTTAAAGGTGCCCTCATGGGTGGTCTCGGCGGCGGTTTGGGCGGTATGGCTGGTGGTGCAGCTAACAAGTTTTTAGGTTTAAATTTAGGTGATACAGGGCAAGCACTGTTAGGTAGCGGCCTCGTAGGTGGATTAGCAGGGGCGGCGACAGGCAAAGGTTTCCTGGAAGGCGCAACCCAAGGCGCTCTCGGCCAACTCATCGGTGGTAAGATTAGCGGCATGGGCGGTTCCGGTTTCCAGGCCGGTGGGCAGAATTTTGCAAACATGATGGCCGCAGGGTATGACCCCAAAACCGCAGCAATTACCGGCGGTCTATCAGGTTTAGCAACAAGCATGCAGTCTGCTCTAAAAGGTTCACAGCCCCAAGCCGGTGGCACAGGGTTAAAACCTTCTGATGCCGTTGTTGACGGTTTGAAAAATGTTAACAAATATGCAGTGTCAGACTTAACTCCGCAGGGTGGGGTAAATTACGGATTGACTAACGCTGCGTCAGGATCAGGTTTACCTGCAGACAGAGCCTTTATTACGGCTCCGGGCGGTACGTTTTCAGGCATTACTGCGCCTGAAGGTGCTTTAGCCTCTCAACCAGGAGGCGGTTTTAACCTTAAAGACGTAGGTTCGCTGTTACCTTTAGCGAGCATGATCGGTGGTGTTCCTGCGCCTGTGCAGACAGCTATTCAAAAAATGTCTCCGCAGCAGCAAGAATATTTCAACCGTCCGTCTATCAAATGGGATTGGAATAAATTGCAACAAGACGCAGCTATGTCCGGTATGGATTTGACAAATTACATGGCTCAGAATTGGCCTCAAATCCAATCTGGGGTTTATAATACCCCTGTTGAAATGAAAGCTCGCGGTGGTCCTCTGCATGTCATGGCTAATTTTGCTCGCGGAGCTGGCTCAGGCCGTGCGGATACAATTGATGCAAGGCTCTCAGACGGTGAATATGTTATGGACGCTGAAACAGTCGCACTACTCGGGGATGGGTCAAGTAAAGAAGGCGCTAACCGTTTAGACATGATGCGCAAGAGCCTGCGTGCTCACAAAGGTAAAGCTCTGTCTAGAGGTAAATTCAGTCCTAACGCAAAATCACCACTCGCATACTTGAAGGGAGCCGCATAATGGCTAGCTTATTCGAAGGTTCGCCACAAACCGCGACCTCTTACACTACTTCTAATACTGAGAGTCCAAAATGGCTGCAAGATGCTATTTATAATCAGATTCAAGTAGCTTCAAATATTGCAAATACGCCGTATCAAGAATACGCTGCACCACGTGTTGCTCAGCTGTCTCCGCTGCAACAACAGGCTTATAGTCAAGTCCAGCAAAATCAAGGTGCTTGGAAACCTGAGATGGATTTCGCGTCTCAAGGTATGCAGGGTTTGGCAGGTAAAAGTACTGCCGAGGGTCTAACAACGGCTCAAGGTCAGTATCTGCAAAAACCAACAACCATTATGGATCAATTGAAAACCGGTCAAGGGTATTTTGACAGCGCAGGTAAATTAGACATCGTGAGTGCGGCTAATCCGTATTTGACGAGCGCAACTACAACGACCGCAGAAGCATTATCTGACCGCGCTTTAAGTGCGGCTAGCCCATACCTGCAAGCTGCTGCAGGCACTGCCGCCGGTGGTATTAGTGATTACATGTCTCCTTACCAAACCGGAGTCATGGACGTGCTCGCTAAACAAGGTACACGTAACTTGACAGAGAACCTGCTGCCTGGTGTGTCTGACGCATTTATTAAAGCTGGGCAGTTCGGCAGCGGTCGTATGGGTGAGTTCGGTTCACGCGCACTACGCGACACGCAGGAAGCTGTGTTGAATCAGCAAGCGCAGTTAGCTAACCAAGGTTACGGTCAGGCTCTGAGCGCGTCTCAGGCTGACTTAGCACGCCAAGCGCAACTGGCTGGTACCGTCGGTAGTATTTCAGGTGCAGACCTCTCCAGGGTGCTTCAGGGTGGCGCTCAGTACGGTCAGTTAGGACAGACTGCCGGTCAGTTAACGGCTCAACAGATGCAGGGTCTAGCGGGTCTGGGCCAAGCCCAAACAGCAGCAGGTCAAGCGCAACAGCAGTATGGTTTAACCGCTGCTCAAGCAGCTCAGCAGGCTCAGGCCGCAGATTACCAGCGTCAAATGGGCGCACTCACCGGCGTGGCTAACATGGCTCAGCAGACTCAGGGTCTGCGTACCGGTGACGTTGCAGCTCTAGAAGCAGCCGGACAAGCTCAACAAGGTCAACAACAGCAGCAGTTGAACGCAGCTTATGAACAGTCCCTGGCTCCTCAGAATTACCTGAAGAATCAAGCAGACTGGCTCAGTACGCAGGTTCGCGGTATGGCTCCAATGGTTCCTACGTCAACGTCGGGTTATGGTACAACCACCGGTGCAACGTATGCTCCCTCAGGATTATCACAGTTAGCCACGGCTCTCTATGCCGGTAAAGGTTTATCGAGTCTCGGATAAGGAATAGTCATGGGTTACGAATTAGACAAGCTGTTGAAGCAATACGGTGTCAGTAGTGCC